GTGCAGCGGCCACCAGTGCCGCCGGCACCCTCGCCGAAACCGTCGCCGAGACGTTTACCGGTGCGGCGGCAACTGCCTCGGCCAGCGGCTTGAATGCGACGCTGTTGGACACCCTTGGCGGGGCGGCGGCCACCAGCTCGGCCGGTTCGTTCACGCCGACGCTCGCCGACACCCTGACCGGTGCAGCGGCTACCAGTGCCGCGGGGACGATCACGGTATCGACCTCCTCCGGCGGGACCGTCAACCTCACCGGCGCTGCCGCGACCGCGACGGCCGGTGCGCTGACCCCAGAAGTCGACGACACGCTGAGCAGTGCTGCCGCCACCAGTGCGGCCGGGACGCTCACGCGGACGCTCGCCGACACGCTGACCGGCGCCGCAGCGAGCAGCGCGGCCGGCAATCTCTCGCTAACGCTTGAACCCACGCTCGTGGGTGCCGCGGCGACCGCCTCAGCCGGCAATCTGGCTGTGATCGGATTGTTCGTGCTGCCCGGCGCCTCTGCGATTGGCATGGTCGGGATCATGCTCGTCAGCGTTCCCTCGGCGCTCGATATCACCACGCGGTTTCTGCTGATTGTCCCGCCGTGGAGCTACGTCGCGCGAGGCTGACGGGGGTATCCGCATGGCGGAGAAGGTTTACGGTCTGGCAGCCCTGCCCTGGCGTTATGTCGTGGCGGCCGTGCAGTGGTTCTACGCACTGCAACCAGCGCTGTTGCCGTCGAGCTACACGATCGTTGCGCCGCGTACCGTCGGAGGTCCGATGCCAAAACTCAACGACCTGCCGTCGATCGCGCCGACCCAGGTGCAGACCTGCGCCATCGACTTTGGCAATTTCCTGCCGAGCGGGGTGACTTTGACCGGCACTCCGACCATCCGCATCACATTGCGGTCCGGCACTGACGCATCGCCGCAATCGCGGCTCGTTGGTGGCCCAACAGTCGGCACGGCCGCGGCCGCGATTGGCGGCACCGGGATCGCCAATGCGGCGATCCTGTTCCAGATCGGCGGCTGCGTCGGCGGCGCCGTCTACACGATCGAGACCTATTGTACGCGATCGGATAGCGATGTCGCCGAAGGGTGGACGCGATTGACCTGCGATGCGCCGTCTTAGCCGATCATTTCTTTAATCACCCGTTTCTCTCTGGAGCTTTTGAAAATGGCAGCAGCAAAGACTATGGCGGGTCCCAGCGGCGTCACTTATGCCGTCGTCGACGCGCACGGCAACAAGGCGACCCTCGTGCAGGGTCAAATGAGCTTTGTCGGCGCCAACCCGACAGTGCAGATCGCCGTCGGCGGCAACACAGTGACCCTCACCAAGCAGAACGTGATCGATCTGCTCGCCCCGCTCACCGGATTTACCAGCACCGGCGTTCTTAGCTAACCCCGGCACCCCCCGACCAACGCCGCGACGGCGCGGGTCTTTCCCTCGATGGAGTAGTTTCCATGACTGTTACAGTGATCGGCGCCGTCGGCGTTACCCCGGCCGGTGCATTTCAGGGCCCGTTCTCGGGCACGGTTGCCGCCAATTCAGACGGCACCTTTACAATCGATCCGCGCGACCAGGCCTACGCATTGGGAGCCGGCTACATCCCGGCGCGGCGCGAGACTGTGCACTATGTGCCAAAGACCGCACCGACCATTCTGACCGTCGGTCAGATCGTCACTTCGGTGGCGCTGAGCAACACCTCGCTGACGGTCGCCAACCAGCCCGATGTGCTGCGGCAATGCCAGGTGCGTGTCGATCCCGGCACGTCCGCGATCACTGCCGGTGTGTGCACGGTCACCTATGGGGCCAATGACGGCACCGCCGCCCAGGTCGATGCGCTGTCGCTCATCACCGCCGCCTCAACCCTGCTGACTGTCCCCTTCACCAAGGGCGTCATGACGGTTGCCAGCGCCGTTGTTACCGGCCTCGTCGGCGGCACCTCACCCAAGGTCCAGATCGATACGACTGCCGCGTTGGCGGTTCCCATCCCGCCCAATTGCGCCGACGTCACGATCATCAAGGAGATCACCGACTCGACTGACAACTCGGCCAACCTCGGTACGCTGACGACCGCGGGAATCTGGACCCCGCATACCGCGCCGAATTCCACGCATACGTATGGCGTGGGCTACGCGACGGTGTCGCCCTGACCGCAACCGCGCTCAAGGCCGCCTACAGCCGGCACGTCGCGGGGGATTTGGACGGCGCGCTGGCCTACTACACGACCGGGTTACGGGGCGCTCAGCGCCCCGAGCCTTGGTTTTCGGTCGCCTCGCTGCTGTCCGATCGCGGGCAACACGAGGCGGCGCTGGTGTGCGCCCGGAAGGCCCTCGCGGCCGACCCCGGGCACCCCGACGCGCTCAAAAACCTCGGCTGCGTCCTTTACCGGATGCAGCGGTTTGCCGAGGCCCGGCCCCTCCTCGAGGCGGCGATCGCCGCCCGGCCAGGCGACCACTCGATCGCCTTCAACCTCGGTGCGGCCTGCTACGCCTTGGGCGAGCTGGCGGAGTCCGAGCGCTGGTTTATCGATGCCGTCTGCACCGCACCTTCTGAGGTGCACCATGCGCGGGCGCTGACGCAGCTCGCCTACCCGATACTGGCCTCGGGCGACTACCGCCGCGGGCTCCTCTCTTACGAATGGCGCTTTAGCGAGATCGGCCGCACCCAGGTCTGGGAGCTGGGGATCCCCGAATGGCAAGGCGAGGACCTCGCCGGCAAGCACATCCTCGTGCACCACGACCAGGGCACCGGCGACGACATCCAATTCGCCCGGTTTCTGCCCGATCTCGTCGAGCGCGGTGCCAAGATCAGCTTGGCTGTACCGAGTGATCTGATGTCGCTGATGCGGGCGGCCGCGCGCGGTCGCTGGCGGACCCTCGACATCGAGGGCGACCTGCCGATCGCCGATTACCACTCGCCGATCTGCTCCTACCTGCGTCATCTCGAACTTGATTTGCCCGCTTGCCGGCGCGGCTACCTCGAGTCCTTGCGCCACGAGGACCGGCCGCTCATCGAGCCGCCACCCAACACCCGGCTCACGATCGGCCTCGTCTGGGCACCGCGGCCGCTCGGCGAAATTTCCGCACGGCGGGTCGTGCCGCTCGGCCTGCTGGTCGAGCTGGCGGCGATCCCGGGTGTAGCGCTCTACAGCCTGCAAGTCGGCGCTGCGGCGCGCGAGCTTGAAGCCGGCCCAGGTGTCCTGATCCGGGACTTGTCACGCCAACTGCGCGATTGGCGCGACACCGCCGCCTACATGGAAGAGCTCGACCTGATCGTCTCGGTCGACTCAGCACCACTGCATCTGGCCGGCGCCATCGGTCGGCCTTGTGTCGGCTTGTTGCCCTTCGTGCCGTGTTGGCGCTGGGGCTTCAACACCGATCGCAGCCCTTGGTATCCGAGCATGCAGCTATTGCGTCAAGCGGCACCAGGCGACTGGTCCGAGCCCTTTGCGCAATTGCACCAACTTGTGTGCAACCGTGTCCGGGACCTCGAAGTGCATGCCGCCTTGGATGATTTCAGCTTTCCCGATCTGACAGAGGTTTCCTAGTCATGGCTCTTACTTACGTGTTTCTGGCTTCCCCGCCGAACAGCAATGCGGTTAGTGCTGCCGGCAAGGTCTATACGCCGAATGCGGCTGGCGTCATCACCGGCGTCACACCAGCCGATGCGCAGACGCTGCAAGGCGTCAGCGGCACGGTGCAGCTGATGGCGGCGACCGGTGCCACGACCGATCGGCCAGCATCTCAGCCGGCGGCGCTGACCGGGGCATTGAACAACGTCGCACCGTTTCCGGGGTTAGCTTTGCCCTTCCACGATACGACGGCTGCCAAGGAAGTTTATTTCGTCGGCTACCAGCGCAACTCGACCGGCTGGGTCGACTACACGGGAGCGGCCGCGTGACGGTCGATCCGCTCAAAAGGCTGGCTGAGACCGCAAGCCGGGCGACACCGCAGGAGCATGCTGCGTTGTCCGACCTGTTTGATCAGGAGATCGCGCGATTGATGCGCGCACGCCGGCGCCAATTGCGGCTGTCGCGCCGACAATATTGCGAGCGCACCGGACTCAACCATGCCCATCTCGTGTGTATGGAGATCCGCGGGGCCCGGCCGCAGATCGCGGATGTTTACGCAAGCGCTAAGATCCTCAAGCCAGCGAACGAAGACGGTGCCTGGAGATTGGCGGCCGAGCTGATGCGCCAGGCGGCCACAAACCTGCTGGCGGCGGCGCAGCCGATTGAGCAGGCGGCCTGAGCTTCATGAAACTTGTTGCGCTCCTGGGGGGAGCAATGTCGCTGGCTTTGGCCGACGCCACCGCGACCGTTGCCCAGGTCAGCACTCCGTCGACGATAACGATTGTGTCGGGCGATGGGACCGTACTCACACCGCCGGGCGAGGCGACCGCCGACCTGCCGGTCGCTATCGCTGCAGCCAATGCCGCTGTGCCATGCGATCAGGGAGACGCGCTCGCAGCGCCGGCGACCGCAACCACCGCCGGCTTCTCGCACTGCGTGCTCAACGCCGATTTCACAAAGGTCGGCGGGTTCTTTGGCAACACCGCCAATTTCATAGACGGCTGCGGCGCGACCGGCACCAAGATCTTCCAGGCCTATTACGCCTATAGCGGCACACCGGTCCCGTGCAACCGCATGGACATCGAGCAGGACAGCGGGACGCAGGTGCTGCATCTGCAATATCTGCACGGTGACTCGGCCGCCACCGGCGTCATCCGCCCGCTCGAGTTGGCCTACCCGACCTTACACCATAACGGCGGGGTGCAATCCGGCTGGCCGCAACCGGCCTCGCCCGGAACCGAGAACCTGCCGCAGACGATGTACGCGGAAATCACCTTCCGCATGACGGCCTCCGGCCTCAACCAGGGCCAGCTCGGCCGAGACATCCCGTTCGCGTGGTGGCAAATGGGTGGCGCCGGCGAGCCAAAGGTCGGTGGCATCGAGGTCGACTATATCGAGATCAACTCGGACTCAAATTTTGGTTCCGGTTGGAACAACAGCACCGGCATGCGCGACTGGTGCACGACCGGGACCTGCAACAAGATAAACCAGCCGATCGTCACCCACACCGATTACACGCAGTACCACACATTTAGCGTGCTGGTGACCAGCGACCTGGGCGCCACCGCCGCGAGCAACTTTGCCAAGTGTCTGTTTACCGATGGCGTGCTAAACGGGTGCCAGACCATCTCGCCGGCTGACGCAACCGGGTATCGCACCGACAGAAGCAAATTCTTCAATTACGACGTGGTGTGGGTCGGCAACAACGGCGGCAGCCAAGGACCGAATTACGAGTCGATCAACCCGATCGACGTCTACATCAAATCGATGACGATTTGGGAATGCTCCACCTATGCCACGACCAATTGCCCGGGCACGCAGCTTGTCAACCAGGGGTCACTGACCTATTGGCACTAGAGCCGCGGGTTAACCGGGCTTTCAGTCGCGCGAATAATCCCAGGCCCTCCTCGGGCGTACCGAGTTTTACAGCCGGGTCGAGCATCGACAGGAAATCCTGAGCAACGGTTCGCGCCGTTTCCGCATCGGTCGCGTGCACGCGCCAGATCCGTCGCGTGTCGCTCATTTCGACGGCAATCTTAAAGGTTCTCACCACCACAGCGCGGCTTGCCGCAGCAGAAGGACGAGCAACACGACAGCCGCCGCCCACCAAAACTCAGGCGTCGTCATCATCAGCTGCCAATTCATCCGACCACGGTCACTGGCGCCGCTTGCGGCGGCGGTGCGGCCCAGCGCCTTTGCCTACACCACCGCCAGCCATCTGCCCGAGCTTATCGGCAAAGTCTTCCGGCAGGCCAATGGCCAGCACCTGTTCGCGTATAAAGCGGAGCTGGCCCTCGGCACGCTCGCTCATGTCGGCTTCGAGCTCGTCCTGTGACAATGCGAGCAGTCTGCGGACTTCCTTGACGAGGACCTGGTGACCGGCGACCGCCTCGTCCCAGGTCGCATAGCGCGTCTGAAAGTGATCGAGCGGACCGCCAAACACCATCGTCTCGAAGGACAGCGGCGTGTCGATAAAGCCGGCGCCGAACGGCGCCACCAGAAAGACCGTCGAGACCGCGATCCCTTCGCCGTTGCCGATCACCGTGTAGCCGACCTGCGGCGGAAAACCGCCGCTGGCCCCGCACTGCCGAGCGAACGCGAAATACTCCTCGAAGGTCGCGCATTGGACCGGCGTGTGGTTCTCATCGAGACGCCAGAACATGCAACCTGCTTGGCTCAGCCCCTCCAATTTTTCAAACTGCTCCGTCATCTTGCGCAGATTTCGATGGCCCGGCCGCTTCCGCTCGTCGCTCATCGCACACCTCCAAGTTGGCCACTGCACCGATAACCCGCTGGTAACGCCGGATCAAGCCGTCCCTGCCGACATGCGCATTGTTGTGCTGAGCCTTTAGGCATCGTCCCAGACCGTCGTGTCGAGGCCGGCAGCAGCCAGTGCCGCTGTGTATTCCTGGTCGACGCGCCTCAGACGGTCGCGATAAGCGTCAAAGGCCTTGAGCGGTTTATTGGTTGGCTCGATGAGCTGACCAGCAAGCAACTGACTGTAGCTGTAGCGCACCAAGTCGCCGCTGTGCTCGCGCAGAACCAGCCCGCGCGGGTTGAAGTGCAGGACCACGGTGCCGGTTGTGTCGTTCCGGCAGTCGTACCACCGGCTCTCCAACGGAAATGACGCGAGGATCCGATCCTTAATCGCGTCGAGTGTCTGGTCGTCCATTTGTTCCACTCATTTGCACGAGTTCATTACCATGCGTCTTTACGGTGCCATCGAAAAGGTCGAGGCGCAAGCCGACGGGACCGTAAAGGTCCACGGCATCGCCAGCACAGAGTCGACCGACGACCAGGGGGAAGTCGTCAAAGCCGAAGCGATGCGCGAGGCTTTGCCCGACTACATGAAGTTCCCCGCGGTCCGCGAGATGCACCAGTTGCAGGCCGCCGGGACCGCGCTCGAGGCCGAGGTCGGCCCCGACAACATCACGCGCATCGTCGCCCACATCGTCGATCCGGTCGCCGTCTCCAAGGTCAAAAGCCAGGTCTATCGCGGCTTCTCGATTGGCGGCCGCGTGACCAAGCGCGAAGCGGGCAATCCCAAAACCATCACCGGCCTCGTTCTCAACGAGATCTCGCTGGTCGACCGGCCGGCCAATCCCGAAGCGATTTTTGATTGTTGGAAAGCGAGCATGGCAGGACCTCCAGCGTCTAATGCCGCGCCGATCCAGATTTGGACGTGCGGCGACGCCACACACCAGCACCGCGCCAAGGCCGACGCGGTCAAGTGCATCGCCAAGCGCTCTGCGTTGCCGGCGACCACCGACGAGCCGCTCGCCAAGAGCGATCCCGTCGATCCCGCAGCGGCTGCGGCCGCGATCGAGAAGCACGCCGCCGAGGGCGCCACGGCGCTGCAAGTGGCAATGGACGCGGCACTGGCATCGATCGAAGCCGGCGAGGTGGCGATCGACACCACCAGCGGGGCGGTCGCCAAGACGGGCACAACCACGCTCACGGCGTCTATTCCGTCGGACGCGGTGGGCGCGCTGGTCGATGGCCAGTTCGTTGCCAAAGGCGGCGACGCGCCGGGCGACGGCAGCGAACCTTATGGCGATGTCAAATATGCCGACCCTGGCTACCAGTCCGACGGCAAAAAGAGATACCCGATCGACACCGAGCGCCACATCCGCGCCGCGTGGAATTACATCAGCAAGCCCAAGAACGCCGGCAAGTATTCCAATGAGCATCTGAGCGCGATCAAGTCGCGCATTGTCGCGGCTTGGAAAGACGTCATCGATAGTGACGGGCCGCCGAGCGCCAGTGAAAAGGCCTCGCGCGCCGATATAACAAAGTCCCTGTTGGACATCGGCGACATCGCAATGATGATCGCCGCGCTACGCCGCATCGAGGAAAGCCTCGAGTTCGAAGCGGCCATGGAGGGCGACTCCTCGAGCGCCCCCGCCAAAGCGCGCGATTGCTGCGCGCAGCTCTGTCAATTCCTCCGCGACTTGGTCGCTGAGGAGACCGCCGAGGTGCTCGAGGGCACCGAAATCGACGAGCCAGTCGGCCTCGCCAGCAAGGCATTGGAGGCGATCGCCGACGCATTACTGAAATCCATTCCCGATCCACAAACAGCGGAGCAGCTAGTGACTACTCTCCTGAAGGCGGGCGCTAGGCACAGCGCCCGCGACCAACATTTACTCGATCTCGCCGCATTGGCGGTGCACAAGGCCATGAACATGGCATCGGTCACCAAGGGTGATCGCATGCACCTGGCCGACTGCCACAAGGTGGTGCTTGACGCCGGCGCCACCGATCTCGGCGCCGACGGCCGCGAGATGCTGACCGATGGCAACCCCGAGCAGGGCGCCGGCTCAGCCACCCAGAACAGCACCACCGACACCGGCCGCAACGCCAGCACCAGCGTGCCGAACGCGACCGGTGCGGTGCCGTCAATGCCCCAGTATCCGGGCGACGCTCGCAAGACCAGCACTGCGCTCGAGGTCCTCGAGACATTGCTCGCCCTTCCCGGCACGGAAGTCGAGAAGGCGGGTGCCGGCCACCGGCCACTGATCGACATCGCCCATAAGGCGCTCGCCGCGTTCTCAGACGGGGCCACTTGCAAGGCCGATGGCGTCAAGCCCTCGCGCCACAGCGGGGCCACGATGGCCGCGGTCGACACCGCACATTTCCACCTGACCAAGTGCGACGGCATGGCGATGGCCTGCAAGGCGGCCAATGAGCAGCCGGGCGGCTCACCCGAGCCCGCCGGCGAGGCCGAGAGCCAGGGCACGCAAGCAACTGCCGGCGGCGAGGGCACTGACCTTGGCGAGCCCGGCAAGGATGCCGCGACCGCCGAAGGCGATCTCGCCAAGACCACTGAAGCACCGGCGACGCCGACTGCAGACCCGACCTTGGCCGAAATCGCCAAGACGGTGCAAGAGATGGCCGCCGGCATGGCAGCCCTCGCCAAACAAAACCAGGACCTGCGCGCCCGCGTCGAGGACATCGCGCAAACCCCACTGCCGCCGCGCGCCATTCAGCGCGTTTCTGGCGGGAGCGGGCTCACCAAGGGCCAGGACAATGGCGGCTCGAACGGGCCGACCGACGTCACCGACGCCTTGGCGCAGATGTCCGACGAGGAGGTGACCAAGACATTGATCAAGCGGAGCTATCGGAAGCCGCTGGTCATGCACGGCTTTACGGACGGGCCCGGCCCGATGCGTGTTGCTCCGCGAAGCTGATTTTTTAACCCGCAATCCCGATGGCCCGCCGCTGGCGGGTTTTTTATTGCCCAATCGGAGTTTAAACGATGAACCCGATCACCCAAGAATCGCTGGATCTGATGAAGTCTGCGCTTGCGCAGCCGAATGACGACCTGGCGAAGTCGATTTCCACGGCGACGGGCCTGCTCGCTTATGACCTGCAGGCACCGGCCAAAAACCTCTATCCGTTTGTGACACCGATCCGCAATGCGATGCCGCGGGTTGGTGGCGGCACGGGTGCTGCAACAAACTGGCGGCAGGTCAACGCGATCATTGGCTCCGGCTTTGACGCAATGGGCTGGGTCCCAGAGGGTCAGCGCAGTGGCCAGATGAGCTACAACACCTCGAACAAGTCCGCGACTTACGTCACGATCGGCGAAGAAGACGCGGCGACCTTTGAGGCGATTTCGGCTGGCCGCCAGTTCGAAGACATCCAGGCACGGATGACTTTCCGTCTGCTGCAAAAGATGATGCTCAAGGAAGAGATGGCGATCCTCGCCGGCAACGCCTCAATGACCTTGGGCGTCCCGGCAACCCCGACCCTCTCGGCGCAGACCAACGCCAGCAGCACGCTGCCGACTGGCACGTATTACGTCAAGGTGGTGGCGCTGACCCTCGAAGGGTATCAGAACTCTTCAGTCGCCGCCGGTGTGGCGACCAGCAAGTCTGTGACCGGCGCCGATGGCAAGAACTACACCCTGTCGGGCGGCTCGTCCAACATCTCGCTCGAGAGCGCTGGGCAGTTGGTGACGATCTCCACCAACGCGCTGGCGATGACGACCACCGCCGTCCAGGGTGCGGTTGCCTACGCCTGGTTCATCTCCGCGGTCAACAGCGCCGGCACCGAGACATTGCAGGCGATCACCACGATCAACAGCTATGTCCAGTCAGTCCCGCTGGCGACCGGCAACCAAGCCGCCTCGGCGGTCACCGCCGACAATTCGGCGAACTCGAGCTACGCCTATGACGGGCTCCTGACCACCGCGCTGAAGAGCGGCAGCAACGCCTATGTCAACATGCTGGCGACCGGCACCGCCGGGACCGGCACGACGTTGACCGCCTCTGGCCGCGGCTCGGTCAGCGAGATCGACACGATGTTCCAGAAGATGTGGGACAATTTCGAGCTCAGCCCGACCGTGCTCTACGTCAACAGCCAGGAGCTGAAGAACATCACCACCAAGGTGCTGTCGACCAGTTCCGCCCCGCTGCTGCGCTACGACTCTCCCGCTGATGGGAGCACCGGCGAGTACACGGTCACCGCATCCGGTGTTGTGCAGTTCTACTACAACCCGTTTGCGATCAATGGCGGGCTGCGTATCCCGATCAAGATCCACCCGCGCGTACCGCCGGGGACGATCATCGGCTGGGCCGAGAACCTGCCCATCCAATACCAGTCGAACGAAGTGCCGAACGTGGCTGAGATCAAGACACGTCAGGATTACTACCAGATCGATTGGCCGATCGTGACCCGTCAGCGCCAGGTCGGCGTCTATGCCGAAGAGGTGCTCGCGGTCTATGCCCCGTTTGCGATGGGCGTCATCAGCAACATCGCCAACGGCTAAGCGATACGCCGGGGCCGCGAAACCCCGGCGGGACCCGCCCCTGGCCACGACGCGGCGTGCCAGGGGCGGGATTTATCTACACAACGTCCACACAAACCGGAGATACGCCGTGCCGCTGTTCCAGGCCACGGTCGAATACCGCACCGAATTCACGCTCGAGGCGCCATCGTTCGATGAAGCGCGCCGGATGGCGCAGCGCATCGCGATCAACAACCTCGAGCACCAGGCAGTGATCGAACTCACGCCTGTCGAGACCACCGATCCGTCAAGCGCAGTTCACTGAAGGGGCTAGTAGCTCAGCTGGTTAGAGCGCGCGCTTGATAAGCGTGAGGTCGGAGGTTCAAATCCTCCCTGGCCCACCACTGCGGCGTAGCGTGCTGCATCGTAGGACGCCACGCACTCTCGGCAGTGTGACCTGAGCCCGCTGCGCTTTCTGGCATCTCGGCCGAATGCTGATAGCGGTAGCGACTTGCCGCAACGCGAGCACCGCTTTTCAGCGTCGTCATTCATGGAGGTGAGTTATGGCTGATTTCGTGACACTTGTCTGCCCACCAGGGGCAAGCGAGTACCCGATTTCACATGGCACCACGCAATACATCCCCTATCGCGCCGACCACACCGACCCCAGCGCAATCCAGACCTGGCTCGTCGACGTCCTGGCCGAGCACGCCCGCTACTTCATGCACAACGCAGGATTTTACCCGTGGAAGCAGCAACAGTAATCTTTCGGTCCGCCCATCCGCTCGTCGCGCTGCGCCACAAGGATGGCCCGCCGCGCGGAGTGTCGTGGGGCGGCATGAGCTTTGAGCCCGACGAGCGCGGCGTCGTCATGGTGCCGGTCGAGGCAGTGCAGGAGCTCACCCAGTCGCACGGTATGGAAGGCGTGCCCGAGCAGGTCGAGCTTCCGCCGATCGCGGCGCCAGCCTTGCGTGACCCGGCCGCCAAACCGAAGGCGCTGACGTCGAAGATCGGCGGCAGGCCGGCAGGCCAGACGACCGAAGGCGGCGCGGTGCGTTCTACGGTCTTCTCGGCGCAGGGCGATCACCCCGAGGGTGGTCCGCAACCGGCGCTCGGACCGCCGCCGAGCGAAGCCGAGGTTCAGGCATCCCAGTCAGCCAACCCAGCCGGATCAAACTAGCACTAGCTAGCCTAGCTAGCCTAGCCAGCGGGGCCAGCCCGAGCGGCCACCCCGGTCCGTAGCCGGTGCTGACCGAGCCACCACCCGGCGAACAATCCGCCGAATAACCAAAATTCGGGCCAACCCGGCGGCCGTCGCCGCTTGACTGTGGAGGATCGCATTTGCTCCCCGGCAGTTACGGTTGGCCCGGGCGCCTTTTCTGTCCATCTCGATCAAACCCAAGGGGGGTTGCTTTGCAATACCTGCCGCAACCGGTGCGCCCTAGCGGAGAGCGCGCCCATCTCGTGATTTGCTACAAAAACTTTGCCGCCCACAAGCACATTAGCCATATCGGCCTCGGGGTCACCGCGCTGACCAATGCGAAGATCCTCAACGCCGCCGGCTACTGGACGGAGGTCTGGCCAATCCTCTCGGCCGCCGATCTGAACGACCGGCTGCACAAGAGCCGGGCCACCAACACCCAGCAGAGCCAAGCGCCGATCAGCCACGTCGTGATCAGTGCGCCATGGATCCCGACCAAGGATCTGCAGCAGCTGACCATGCAATGGTCCGATACGCAGTTCTACGTCGTCAGCCACAGCAATGTCGGGTTTCTGCAAGCCGACCCCAATGGTGTGACGCTGCTGCGCGAAGACGGCGATCTGCAGACCAGCTCGATCAATTTCCAGATCGGTGCCAACAACCGCAAACTGATCGACTGGTGGCAGAGCGTCTACCGCACGCCGATGCGCTGGCTGCCGAACATGTACGACCTCAGCGCGGCACAAACCGTGCCGCAGCGCTGGTTACCGGGCAAACCGTTGCGGATCGGCTCATTCGGTGCCACCCGGCCACTCAAGAACATTCTGACCGCCGGCGCCGCCGCACTCGAGATCGCCTCGCGCCTGCAAGCGGACCTCGAATTCCATGTGTCCTCTGGGCGCGCCGAAGGTGGCGGCGACACGATCACCAAGGCGTTGCTGGCGCTCTACGCCAATCTGCCGACCGCCAGGCTGGTGCAGGACGGCTGGCAGTCCTGGGCAGAATTCCGCCGGGTCGTGCGCAGCATGTCACTGCTACTGCAGCCGAGCTATACCGAGTCATTTTGTATGGTCGTCGCCGATGGCGTCGCCGAAGGCGTTCCGGCCGTAACGTCAGATGCGATTGATTGGGTTCCCAGGCGATGGCAAGCAACGGATGATAACGCCGACGACATCGCCAATGTCGGGATCCACCTGCTGCACGATCCGAACGCGGTCGAGGCCGGGCTGACCCATCTAAAGGCGCACAACGCCGCAGGGCTCGCCGCCTGGTCGACCATGCTGACGAGTACCGCACGATGATTGACGCTGGAAAATTCGCGACGCCGACCACTCCGACACCGTTCAACGACGGTCAGCAGTCATTCCTCCGCTTTGGTCTCGACGCCAAGAACGCCGCCGCCGAGCTGCGCCGCCTGGCCGATGCGATCGAGCAGAAACTGATCCTGATCCAGTCGGTGCAGACCGGCACGGTCGCGGACCTGCATGACTACGTTCTGCAGGCCATCATGATCACCTTCGCCGAGCGCGAGGTCATCGAGGCCAGAGACGAAGCGGTCGTCGCCGCCGCGCTTTATGGGCCAGGCAGCCAGTTCCCCGTCGCCGTCGCCGAGGCGTAATGGATGCAGCCGGCCACCGTTCACACGCGGCAGTGGCGCCGGCCGGCGCGCAAGCTCACCGAACCGCAAGTCGCCCGCATCAGGGCATTGCCTTGGGAGCCGTGCACTCGCCTGGCGCGCGAGCTTGGCGTCTCGCCGTCGCTGGTGTCACAGATCCGCAACGGCTACCGCTACAAGCGGGCGCTGCCGCAACAGACCTATTACGCGCGCGTCACCGATGGTAGCGAGCGGTATGCGCTCGGGTCATTCTTGACCCCCGAGGCGGCGCAGAACGCGATCGATAATTTCCCGCGCACCAACCGCTGGCCGCGCGGCTCGATCGAGCGAACCAAGCAGGGCCGCTATCGCGCGCGCGTGGCATTAAACACTTACGCGACCCGCTGGGCGGCCGAACGCGCGATCGAGAAAGCGATGACGGCGTTACGGCCACTTTCGTTGAAATGAAATTCGAATGGACTGTCCACACTGTGGGGGCCCAATCGACAGCGGAGCGCGCAAGCCGCTCAAGCATCCCTGCTTTGACGATCGCTACCACTGCATCATCGTCGGCGAGGAGCAGCGCTACGTCAGGCCGGGGCCGTGGCGGGTCTTGCTGTTGCTGCGTGAACGCTTCGAGCGCTTCGTGCCGCACGGCTTTCTCGCGCAATACTCGGCCGCCGATCCGCTCGATGGCGGCAGCACCGACTCGACCAAGGTCCACGTCACCCGGCTGCGGGCGAGGCTTCGCGGCTCACCGTTCGCGATCGCCACCCAACACAACCTCGGCTACGGGCTGTTTCCGGTCGGGGAAGTCGCGATTGGGGAAGATCGTGGCAACGGCCGGCGCTTTTACCGCGCTGTCGAACGCGCGCCGGCAACCACGGTGGCGCAATGGTCCGAAGAAGAAATTTGATCGGAGAGCGTCATGGCCGCTGGTGACCTGACAAGCCTTGCCAACGTCAAGACGTGGCTCAACACGACGGGCACTTTCGGCTCGACCGATGACACGACGCTGACCCGGCTGGTCACCGCGGCGAGCGGGTTTCTGGCGCGCTATCTCGGCCGCGATGTCGTGCTGACCAATTACAGCGAGTTGCGCGACGCCTACGGCCCCGCTTCGAACGCCTTTGTGTTCGCCAATTACCCGGTGCAGCAGGTCTACGGCGTCGTCGTCGCCGGCGTCTCGATCCCGCCGATCCCGCAAACCAGCGGCACCCTGACCACCAACGCGACGACCGCGGCCGGCAATGCGACCCTGCATTTCGCCAACGTGCCGAGCTGGATCGTCGCAGGCCTCCAGATCACCGACCCGACGACATTGAACGCGATCCAGGCGAACACCACGGTGCAGTCGACGACCTCGACCACCGTCGTGATGAGCCAGGGTGCGGGCAGCGCTGGTGTGTCGAGCGGCGATCTGATCGTCTTTCAGCCGACTCCGGGCTCGCTCGTCAACGCGTTGCCAACCACGTTTTATCCGCCGGCCGGCTACACCTTCACGCCGACCAAGCTGGTCATCACCGGCTATCCGATCCCACGTGTGCAGCAGTGCGTCAGCCTGATCTACCAGGCGGGCTATGCAACGGTTCCCTACGAGATCGAGCAGGCCTGCATCGAGCTGGTGGCGCTGCGCTATCGGATGGAACGCCAGCACCCGGGTGTGGTCGCCGACCACATCGGCACCGCCGCCGGCGACGGGGTTACCTACAGCCAGAAGGATATGAACCCCTGGATGTGCAGAGATCTGCAGCAGTTCAAGTCGGTCGTGCCAGTCTCGCCAATGCCAAGGGGCTTCTGATGTCAGCCTTGCCCGGCCAAGACTATCCGATCATCCTCGACGTGCCGCTGCAGTATGACGAGCTGCGCGCCCTGCCGCGCTGCGCCAACTGCCCGTATGCCGAACCCGACAAGGACGACGGCAAGCTCTACTGCCACGAAAGCTCGGTGCGCGCTCAGCCGGTCGTCATGGTCCAACCGCCAAAGCAAAACACGCCGGTGCTCACCGCGGGCGGCGGGCTGATCCCACCCAAGCCCGAGGTCGTGGTGCTCGGCGTCACGAGCTTCTGGCCCGAGGTCCAGCCCGACTGGCGGTGCTGGCAACATCCCAAGCTGCAGACCGAGCGGCGCCGGCTGGAGAATGGTCTCTGATGACGCCCCTCGAAGAACTGTCGCTGCGCACGCCGGTTTGCGAGTTTCTCTACCAATCGCATGACGTGATCGAGGCGGCGATCGGCGACCAAGTGTTGATCCAGGCGATCGGAGTCAGCGCCCGGATCATTGCCGAGTCGCTCAGAGAAGGCGGCCAGATCCTGATCGCCGGTAATGGCGGCAGCGCCGCGCAGGCGCAGCATTTCGCCGCCGAGCTGGTCGGGCGGTTCGCGCGCGACCGCGCACCGCTTCCGGCGATCGCCCTCGGTGCCGATGTCGCGAGCCTGACCGCGATCGCCAATGACTATGGCTTCGCCCACGTCTTCGAGCGCCAGCTGATCGCACTGGTGCGCCCGGGCACGGTCTTGGTCGCGATCTCGACCTCGGGCAAGTCGCAGAATGTTTTGCGGGCGGTCGAGGCCGCGCAGCGCTTGGACCGCATCCCGATCATCGCGATGACCGGGCGCCCGGGCGGCCCGCTGGCCGACGCCTGTCCCCTCACGATCGTCGCCCCGTCCACCGAAACCCCGCTGGTGCAGCAGCTGCACCTGGTCGCGGCGCACGCGATCTGCGGTCTGGTCGAGGCGATCCTTTTTGGCGAGGTGCCGAAATGAGCTTCGCTGCCGAGTGGAAGGGTCTGGATGAGCTCCTCGACCGTCTGCGACGCGCCTCGCCGGACATCCGGCATCGGATCAATCTGGCGACACGCGGTTCCGGCGAACTCGTCGCCTCGCAGGCGCGCGACAATCAGCGGAGCCTGTTCAAGGGCTCCGGGAAGGTCGCCGACATCTCGGTCCAGGTGACCCGCAGCGGCGACACGGTCACCGCCGACATCACCGCCGGCGGAACACCCTATGCCCGGATCCACGAATTGGGCGGCACGATCCACCTGCCGGATATTTTCCCGGTCCAGGCCAACGCGCTGCATTGGATCAGCAAGGAGGGTGACGAGGTTTTCGCCAAGCATGCCCGGGCGCATGACGTGGTTATCCCCGAGCGCTCCTATCTGCGCTCGGCGCTCAAGCAGCGCGAAGACGACATCATGCGGGTGTTCCGGGAGGCCGTCGCTGGCGCCGGGAACGTCACCCAGGCCGCATAGCGGGGGTTTCGATGTCGACGTGTCCTCCGACCCGCGAGCAGGTCTTCAGCGCGGTCTTCAACCTGGTCAACGGGCTGCCGGGCTTTGCGCTGACGACCCGCCGCTACACTCGCCCCTCGGCCGTCGAGGCGATCAACTGCCCGTGTCTGATGAGCTGGGAGCAGCCCGAGAAGACCGAGGGCGCCGAGCTCGGGTTGCGCAGGCGCTGGTGGGAGGTCTGGTACATCATCGTCTACTACAACAACGACAGCTATACGCCGGGTGCGACGATCCTCAACCCGCTGATCGACACGGTCGAGGCGGCATTCGCCCCGGACAACTATGTGCACCAGACGCAGACACTCGGCGGGCTGGTGCAGGCGGTCTACATCGACGGTGCGACGGTCAAGGCGATCAGCGACGTCGACATCGACCACGGCCAGGGTGGTGCCGTCATCCCGGTGCGGATTCTCGTGCCCTAGTTGCGCACCCGCCGGTTCAGATAGGCGATCAAACTGCGCTTCAGCTCGTCGCTGCCGGGGCTGTCGCGAATGACCTGACGCAGCTTTGTGGCACTGATCTCATAGGCCGAGAAGTCGACCCCTTGCGCCATGGCCGCGTCGATGCGGTCCAACATGCCGGGCAGCCAGAGGCGGCGGCTATCCATGTGCACGTCGTTGACGGGCTGCAGACCGCCGAGGGTCAAGGCTTTCTGCAGTGGCCTCCGGCGTCGGGTCTCCCGGGACGTCCGGCAGCCGCTTCCATGACTCTGTCGGGCTAAGACACCAAACCGACCCGTCAGAGCACAGCGCAAACAGCGTGTTCGCAGAGGCGGCGATCTGAATAATCCGCTTTATCAAGGGGGTTCTCCGAAATGACCACTCATCTCTACCACGCCGGCTGATGCTCGATCTACCTGACGTCACGCTGGTTGCGATCGATGCCGGTCCGGTTGCCGATCTCGTCGACCAGGCGATCAACGACTGCCTCGATCACGTCCGGTTTGCCGATGTCTTGTCGAGCGGGCACCTGCCCGCGCCGATCGACGGCATCGACGCCTGGAACAAGGCGATCTGGCACACCGTGCCGGAGCTGATCAAGACCAGCCATTACCTAGTGATCCAGTGGGACAGCTGGATCATCAACCCGGCAGCTTGGTCCGACGACTTTCTTGGCTACGACTACATCGGCGCACCGTGGGGTTGGCACCGCGGCGGACCCGAAGTCGGCAATGGCGGCTTCTCGCTGCGTAGCAAGCGCCTGGGGCTGTACCTACGCGATAACGCCGAGGTGTTCCCGGTCAAGTTCCCCGAGGACGACTGGCTGTGCCGCCGCTATCGGCCACTGCTGCGCGGTGACTTGCTGTTCGCACCCGATGCCGTCGCCTACCGCTTCTCGCGCGAGCGCACCGGCTGGGAACTGAGCCAACCAAGCTTTGGCTTTCACGGCCTGTGGAACTTCCCGCGTGTGCTGAGCATGCGGCAACTCGGCGAACGCATTGCGCTGTTCAATGACTATGTCACCAGCCGCGTCGAGTACCCGCAGATGCTGCAGGCAATGTACGAGCGGAGGGCGAAGGCATGATCACGCCCGACACGCTCTACACCGTGCTGACCTATGAGCTTACGCAATACCCATTCCCGGCATTGATCACCGAACTGCTCGGCGAAAAGGACCTGTCGTTTCTGCGCGACGAGCTGCCACTGCATACGCGCGCGACCGACCAGAAGACGCGGTGGCACGAGCGGTTCTATGCCACGCGCGAGCTCTGGGCACCGCTTTATACCGACTTTGTGATGGAGTTCGTTGCCCGGCAGTTCAGCGAACCCTTCCTCGTCCAGGCGATCCCGACCTTCCGGGTGCATCAGCCGGGGAATGTCGCGGTCGGCGAGTATCACAGCGACGGCGACTACGGGCATCCGGCAGGTGAGACGAATTTTTGGCTGCCGCTGACGCGGGCCTCGGGCACTAGCTCGGTCTTCCTTGAGGAGGGACCGAACCGGCGACGCTCGATCAGTGCTTGGCCCGGTGACGTCGTGGTGTTTGACGCGATCGCCACGCGCCACGGCAACGAGATCAACGGCGAGCGCTTTAGCCGGGTCAGCTTTGATTTCCGGTGTCTGCCGTACCGGCTCTACCGCGGCGAGGGCGAGGCGCGCTCGGTCAACATGGGCAAGCGCTTTGCACCCGGCGAGTACTACGCCGACATCGTCGTGCCGGGCCGCGCATGATCACCGACGAGCAGCGGATGGCGTGCAACGCCTTTTATCAGACCTTTGGTCTATTGCACGACGGGCGGATTGGAACCCTGCGGCACCAAAGCGGGGCGACTTACAAAGTCCGCCTGCATGAATGCCGGCAGGAGGGCGACGAGTTCATCTTCCGGCTGGAAATTCTCGATAAGGCGGAGGGCAGCGCGTGAGGGCGCGGGGCAACGAGCCGAGCCGGCTGCTAAGCCTCGACGACGAGCCCTGGCGGCCGTCGCAGCGGCTCTATTCGCTGGCCCATGACATCGCGGGTCTGGCACCCAGGATCACCCACCGCAGGCTCGGTGCACGGCCCTCGGCCGGCCGGCGCTGGTTCGAGGTCTTTCCGGGCCAGCACTACCACCTCTTGACCGCGATCTCCGTGGTGCTCGGCCCGCGGATCATCTGGGAGTTTGGCACCGATACCGGGATGAGCGCGGTTGCCATGCTCGAGGGCAATGCGCTGGCGCGGATCTACACCGTCGATATCGAGCCCTGGTGCACCAAACAGGATCCCTGGCTCCTCGAGGCGGACTTTGCGGACGCGCGGGTGACTCAGGTCGTGAAAGATATGGCGGCCCCAGACCTGTTCGCGACCTGGGGCGAGTGTATCGCCGGGGCCGAGTTGATCTTCGTCGATGGCCCCAAAGACGGGCTAACCGAGCGGACATTCCTCGCTCGGTTGGCCGCCGTCCCGTTCCGCCGCTCCCCGATTGTGGTCTTCGACGACATCCGGGTCATGAACATGATCGACATCTGGCGCGGCATTGCGCGGCCCAAGATGGACCTGACGAGCTATGGCCACCACACCGGCACCGGGCTCGTCGATTGGTGCGGGAGTCTATGATGGCAGTGGTCCCCGGCACCCCCCTCGACGCCGAGCGCATTCGCAGCACGCTGAGCCAAGCCAGAGGGGTGTTCCTCGAGCTGAGCCTCGAGGATAGGGCTGAGACTGCCAAGACGATCTTGCCCTTCTACGAGGTCCTTGCCGCGGCCTATGCCGAGTTTGTGGTGTTCCTGCGCGCCATGCAGGACGGGGCTGCGGGCACCGCTTGATGACCGCGCAATTCGACTCGCTGATCGGCGGCCGTCGCAACGCGGCACTGCGCGAGGCGATCCAGCAAGGCGCACAGAATTTTACCTACAAGGGCCATCCCTGCTGGAAAGATCCGTTTGACCTGGCGCTCTACTCGATGCTGCTGTGGCGCGAAAAGCCGCGGACCATCATCGAGATCGGCTCGGCCTTTGGTGGCTCAGCGCTGTGGTTCCGCGACATGCAGGTAGCGATGGGGATCACCCCCTGCATGGTGATGTCGATCGACGTCAACCCGCCGAGCACGACCATCCCCGGCCTCGCCTTTCTGCAGGGTGACGCACACGATCTCGGCAGGACGATCCCGCCGCAGTGGCTCGCCAGTGAGATGGCGCGGCCGTTGCTGGTGATCGAAGACAGCTCACACGAGCCCGAGACCACGCTCGCGGTGCTGCACTTCTTCGACCCCTGGCTGCGGCCGGGCGAGATGATCGTGGTCGAGGACGGCAACGCCGACGAGCTCTATCCCGGCCGGCACCGCCGCGGCGGACCGCTGACCGGGCTCAACGAATTCATGGCCGAGCGCCGCGTCGACTATGTGCGCGCCGCCGAATATTGCGATTTCTTTGGCCAGAACGTGACCTTTAACCCCGACGGTTATTGGCGGAAGATCCGATGAGGCCGCCAAAGATGAGCGCCTTCGTGATCGCCTATAACCGGGCGGAATTACTTCGCGCTTGCTTGCGGCGGGTGCGTTTTGTCGACGAGCTCATCGTCGTCGATAAGTCTTCGACGGACGAGACCCCCATGGTCGCGCGCGAGCTCGCCGACCGTTATGAGCTGGTGCCGTGGACCCCGGTCGTCGAGGATACCCGGGCCTACGCGCAGAGCCTGTGCTCGCACGAGTGG